ATGCTGACTGATACGGCCGTCCGCAAAGCTAAGCCGGATGAAAAAGCCTACCGACTCCGTGATGAGCGTGGGCTCTACCTGGAGGTGAGGCCGTCCGGGTCAAAGTTTTGGCGCTGGCGCTTCGCCCTTAACGGGAAGGAATCATTTTACACCATTGGCGAGTACCCGATGGTGTCGCTGGCTGACGCTCGATTGGAGCGGGACAGGGCCCGCCAGATGGTCAAGAACGGGATCAACCCGACGGCGATCAGGGAAATCGACCGCGCGGCCGCCGAAGCGGAAAAGGCTGTCACTTTCCAGGTGATCGCGGAAGAGTGGATCGCCAAGAGCCGGGATCGGTGGACCCCCAAGCACCGCGCCAAGGTTGAGCACGTTATGAAGACCGACCTCTACCCAACGGTAGGGTGTCGGCCGATTCGGAGGATTTCTTCCGCTGACATCCTCTCGATCCTCACGGCGGCGGAAGAACGGGGAGCGCCAACGATCGCCGTCGTAATCCGGCAATGGTCGAGTGCGGTATTCCGCTACGCCATTTCGACGCTGCGGGCCGACATCGATCCGACGATGGCACTAGCCGGCGCGCTCCGGCGCAAGTCGGTCCGCCACCACCCCCACCTGACCACTTCCCAGATCCCCAACCTCCTGACGAATCTGGATCGCTATGGTGGGTACATCACGACAAAAATCTGCATGAAGATCCTGCTGCTCACTTTCGTCCGGACGGGCGAGCTGAGGCAGGCGACGTGGGGTGAGGTCGACCTCGAGGGAGATCGGCTTGGACTGGGTGGCCCAGCCTGGCTGATCCCCGCTGAGAGGATGAAGATGCGCCGGCCGCATGTTGTACCCCTTTCGCGCCAGGTGATCGCATTGTTGCGCGACCTCGCGACATACACCGGGGGGCAACCCTGGCTGTTTCCGAACTTGCGGCAGCCGTCACAGTGCCTGTCGATCACCACCGTCAACCGGGCCTTGGAGCGCATGGGGTATGGGGGGCAGTTCAGCGGGCACGGGTTTCGGGGGACGGCCTCGACCGCTCTCAACGAAATGGGCTATCCATCAGACCATATCGAGGCCCAGTTGGCCCACGTCCAAGGAGGCGTGCGCAAGGCCTACAATCACGCGCAATACCTCCCTGAACGGCGCAAGATGATGCAGGATTGGGCCGACCTGATCGACCGCCTCATTGCCGGTCAGGGCTAGGCGCCGTCGATCCTGGCCGCCATCCAGTCATCAATGTCGCTCTCCAGCCACGCCGCAGCTGGGCCGCCATATGGGTGAAGGGGTGCCGGGAATGTCCCATCCTTGACCCGCTGGTAGATTGCGGTCTTCCGCAGGCCAACCCGGTCCATAACGCGGGGGAGTCGCAGGAAGCTTTGCCGAGAAATCGCGTTCATCGTCCTATCTCCATGATGGCAAGTGATTGCGCGGGATGGTTGGCGCGCGACTCATGACGCACCGCCTCAGCCCCCAGCCTGAGGCATCCCGTTGTGCTCGACTCCGTCGAGCAGCCGGCCGGCGGCGGCCTTGCCGACGCGCTCCATAGCGACTTCACCGTCCTGATCCATGGGGCTGCGGTCATCGGGGATATCGACATCGCCATGGCTGCCCACGATCATCCAATCCCGGCGCTGGCCTGGGAGGTGATCGGTAGGGCACCACTCGCCCCATTGCTTGAACATGAACGGCACCCCCGCCGCCGCGCACTGGTCGCGCAGTGACCGCGCCCAATCGGGGTGCATCGGCCGGGCGTTCGGGCCGCTCTCGCCGCCGCAGACAACCCAATCAAGGCGGCGAAATGCGTAACCGCTAACTTCAGTATCGTTCCCATATCCAATGAAACGACCGGTCAGTGCGTTGTAATTGCCGTAGACAGCAACTGTGCCGATATCGGTCAAATCCACCACCCCCAGCAGCGGCTCGGCCGACACCCACCGCACCGCCGCCGGGGTAGCCAGCAGGTGCGTGATGCGGGCGTCGGCCGTCTGCTGGTCCTCAATCGACACGCCAGCCCACACATTGGGGAGAGGCCACGTCTTGAGGGTAATGTCGTCCGGCCAATCCGGGTCATCGCCCAGCGACACTACCGGCCAAGTGTCGCCGGTTGCGTAAGCCGGGGCCGAGCGGTCAATAAGACGATCAACACACCGCCGAGCAATTCGGTACGGTGTCCGGTCATCCCTCAGATACGCCCGCATCCGCTCCGGACGCTTGGTCAGAACCTGGAAAACGTGCTGAGGCGTTAGCGCCATGACCGCCCACACCCGATCGATAAACTCGTCGGGAATCGAGTCGTGGAAAAGGTCAGTCCTGTCCCCGACGAAGATCCGGCGGCCCTTGCGCCAGCGGAGCGGCACGTCAAGCTGGTCGGGATGCAGCCGCACCTCGCCGGTCCAGACGTGGCGGCCATCCTCGGCCTGCCGGGTCAGCCCGGTGCAGCGGGGATGGTGCTTGAGCCGCGTGCCGGCGAGGCGGGCGGAATAGCAGTGGCGGCAGCCGGCCGAGACCGGCGAGCAACCGCTGGCCACCTGCCATGTCGCGTCCGTCCATTTGATGGCGCTGTGGTCAGCCACGATCCGATCCTCCTCGGGTGGGAATCAGGGGGTGCCATGCCTCCAGCTCGTCGCGGCGGCACAGGCGGTTTTCGGGGTCTGCCGCCGGCCCGGCGCAGGCGGGGCCGAGGTGGCGGCAGGTGATACAGGATTTCTTGGCGGCCGGACCGGGGCGATGTCGGCCGGAAAAAGCTGCCGCCTTGGCTCCAGCCTCCGCCTCGGCCGAGGCGAATCCATAGCGGGCGTGGCCGCCGGTCCGCGCCACCCCCCGCTTGATCGCCTGCGCGCGGAACAGGTCGCCGGCCCAGCGAGCCCACCCGGCCTGGCTGATCAGACGCCCCTCGCTCAGGCAGAGGGCGACCAGCTCGTAATGGGCGGCGGCGGCATGCTCTCCAGCGCGATCGACATAGCGGGCGACAAGGTGCCCATCCTCCACGGCGACCGAGACCGGCACATCGCCCCGCCGCCAGCGCACGGCGAAGTGCAGCGGGCCGGTCTCGGCGATCGTCCGCCACAGATCCGCCGCCTCGTCGGCGCTGCGGGAGGGGGGTGAACGGCGGGGCGTGGTGGTCATGCCCGCCCCCGGCCGAACGGTCCGCGCCGCCGCCGACTGCGGTCGCGCCGGCTGCCCCACGGCATCATGCGGCGGTAGATCGACGCCATCATGGCCGATCCCCCAGGCTGTCGATGTTGCCCAGCATCGGCCGGAAGGTGATGGCGACCACCCACGGGTTGGTAGCCCAGGCGTCGGGGCCGTTGATGTGGTTCCAAATGTCCGCATAGGCCTCGCGTGCGGTCGGCCACGGGGTAACCCAGCGGCCGGGGCCTTCTCTGCCGATGAAAGTGCCGGCACCATCGCGGTCCTGCCTGATCCCCTCCGCCCGCGCGTCATCATCGCTGATGTCCTGCAACCGCTCGACCCGTACCGCTTCGACCAAGAGGGTGATCCTGCTCGCCCAGCGCGGCATGTGGATCGGGGGGCGCTGAAGCCAGACGGCGTATGGGTCCGGGGCCGCGAACCCTCCCCCCGACCTGAGCCCATCCAGGCCATAATGCCGGTTGGCGCAGTTCGGCGGGCTCCCATCGGCCGCGTAGTGCACGAGCCGCGACGACCATTTGGCGCTCTTGTCCACATCCCCGCTGGGGAGCGTTCCGGGGTAAGGGGACGCCTGCCAGATGTTTTCCCGCACCCACAGCCTGTCGCCGGGGACGAAGGACACCTTGAACTCTGGCAGGCATGCCCGATCGTCGACCTGCCACCAGAGCCAGCGGTCGGTCATGCCGCGCGGATTGTTCGGCGTGGGCCGCACCCCGCAATAGGAGTCGAGGTAAGGACGCTTGTGGCGCGGCTTGTGATTGGGGTGGCAGTTCGGGTCCGGCATCGGCGGAACGCTCTTCAGCACGACCCGCTTCTGCGTCTTCCGCCCGGCCAGCAGGGCCCGGACCTCGAAGTCGCGCATGTTGATCGGGCGGTTAGTCATGGCGGCACCTCATCCCAGGTCCACCAGCCCTGCTTCCCTTTGGCCGGCACCGGCCGGTCGAGCCGCTGAACGTCGGTAAGGAGCCAAGCCCACCGGCCCGGTCTGTAGTCGCCGAAATGGTCGATGTCGATTTCGTCCGGGGCTTTGAACAGATCGTCAGGGCGGGCCTCAACGACGCGCGCTTTGCCGCACAGGCACGGCGTTCCAAGCTTGTATGCCCCGGCCAGGACAGCGGTGCAGACGACGGCGCCGTGGGGTAAATCGTAGACGTACCGGGGACCACGAATCGGATGGTGGCGCTGAAAGGCTTGACCGGCAGCGTCCAGAGTGGCTTGGGAAATCTCGCCTTCTTTGACACGCCGAACCGCCGCGTGTATCGCGATCCGCTGCCCGACCAGATTGGCCGGCGGCGGGTACGCCCTGGTCTCGTAGAACTTCGCGCCAATGGCGATCAAGCTCGCCCAGGGCTGCCAGATCGTGATCGCTCTCATTCCGCACCGTCCCGGCCCTCGGCCTGGGTGATCTGGGCGGCAACGACGCGGACGGGGATGGGGATGGGGTGGTCAGGCATGGCCGTCACTCCGGCTCGTCGGGGGACAGGGACCGCTCCAGCAGGGCAAGCATCTCGCGCGGCACCCCGGGGGCCCAGGCCGACCCATCTGCTCCGTCGCAGGGAGGGCAGGCCTCCCGGGCGGCATGGCGGCAAGTGGCGCAGCTGCGAGGCAGCAGGGTGATCGCCCGGAGGATCTGGCACAGCAGCTCGGGCGCCTCGTCGGCGTGGACCGAGAGGCCCAGCGGAGCCGTGCCGGCGCGGAGCACCAGGGTCGGACCCCCCCGGTTGTCGCGGTCGACCCGGCAGGACACCGCCCCGGTATAGGTGCTGAGGGGGACGAGTGCTGCCACGTCAGGCGCCTTCCGTAACGGAGGCGCGGTCGAGGCGCTCGATTTCGGCGACAATCAGGGCGGCTGCCTTGATCAAGTCGCCCCGGCGCGACGTCGGGTTCCATGATTCGCGGGGCCATGGCCAAGCCGTGGGCGAGATCCCCTGCTCGGCGAGCACGCGGTATTTGGATCCGGCGACCAGGGCATAGCATCCGGCCGCCCGTGCCATCTCGCCATTGGCGTGCTGGGTGCCACACTCGGGAGTCCGGTATTGACGGCGGCGCTCGGCCGCGATTTCGTCGATGACGGGCATTCACACCTCCGGCAGGCGGCGCTCCTCGCGCAGCCCCTTGTTGTGCAGGCGGGTCAGGATCTGGCGCAGCGCCGGGGCGGACTTGCCGCCGAACGCCGCCCGCGCCTGTCGGGCGGAGGCCTCCAGTTCCTCGGCGCTGGTCTCGGCCAGGGCGCGGGCGAGGCGGTCGTGGTCGATCTCCCGGCCCTTGTGCAGGGCGTAGAAGGCAATCGCCCCCTCGATCACCGCCGCGCGCAGCGATCCCCGCCAGTCCGGCCACGCCACCCGCAGCAGGCGGAGCGCGGCGATCACCGGGCCGTCACCGTGGGCGGCCAGGGCCTTGCGAATCGTCGCAATGGCCATCGTCTGGTTGGCGCGCATGGTGGTGGTCGAGGTCTGCGAGGCCGGGATTTCCACTCCGGCGGCGGCGCAGACCTCGGCCAGATGCAGCGCGTCCGGGTCGCCGGCGGCGACGGCGGCGTGGTGCATCTGGCAGGGCGTGATCGCCACCCGGTCGCGGTTGATGCCGACAAAGGCCCGCGCCTGCCCGCGCAGGTCGGGCGCGGTGACGATCCAGCACGGCACCGCCTCGATATCCGGCCGCAGCCGGGCCGCCTCGACGCGGTGCTGTCCGTCGATGATGGCGTAGCGACCGGGCTCGGCCCCGGCGCACACCGTCACCGGCTGGAACTTGGCCCAGGCAAAGGCCTCGGCGATCTGGCGGATATTGCGGGCGCTGCGGTCGGGCCCGGTGTCGCGCTGGTAGCGGGGGTCGACCACCAGCACATCAAGCGCCAGCCAGTCGAGGCGGGGACGCGGCCCCGGATCGGACAGAACGGTATCGGCGGGCAGGGTGAGCGGCGACATGGCGTCAGCCCCCCTTGACCGGCGGGGTGCGAGGCGCGGCGGCGACAACCGCAGCCCAATTCAACAGGCGGCTGCTTTCGGTCACAGACCGGCGAATCGCGGCTTCGGACTCCAGGATGTCGGCGACGTCAACGTCGTCGCGGAAACTGTCGATCAGGGCGCGCAGGCGACGGGTGAATTTTTCGGCGGGGGTTTCGGGCTTCATTGGATTTCCCTCTCATTCCGCCGCCACGGCCGGGGCCGCGGCATCGGCATCGGCATCGGCCGCGAGGGCCTTGGCCAGCGCATAGACCTGCCCCCGAACCCGGGGGTCGGCGATGCGGTAATAGGCGCGCACCAGTTCCAGCGTCTCCCGCCGGGCCAGCACATCCTGATCGGGGGATGGGGGCGGAGAGGACACCTCCCCCTTGACGATCGCCGCCGGGCTGGCGGCCCTCACCTCGTCCGGCATGTCGTCATAGAAGAACGAGACCGGCACATCGAGGATCCGCGCCAGATCGAACAACCGGCTCGATCCGATGCGGTTGGCGCCGCGCTCGTATTTCTGGACCTGCTGGAAGGTCAGGCCGAGCGCCGCGCCCAGCATTTCCTGGCTCATGCCGAGCAGGGTGCGGCGCAGGCGGACCCGCGATCCGACATGGATGTCGACCGGGTTGGCGCTGCCGTCTTCAAGTCGGCCACGGGTGGATTTGCGCGCGGTCATGCTCAAGCCCTCCGCTCGGTGGTAGCGATGGCGGCCGGCGGCAAGAGCGGGGTGACGCTGGCGTCCTCGACCACCTCCCTCGGGAAGACGAGCGTCGGCTCGTCGTGGCCGGGGATGATGACCCGGTAGGCGATGACGGTCTGGCTGTAGGGGATCGGCAGGATCCCGATCACCAGGGCCGGGCCGGCGTAGAGCCCGGGGACGTTGACGGTGATGGTGGCGTCGATGGGGTGTGGCATCGGGTCCTCCGTGTGGCCGGTGCTGGAGCCGGCCGGTTGCCGCTGGTGCGGATCACCTCGGGGGGGGGTGATGAGGAAGACGCTACGCTACGTAACGCATTGCGTCAAGCATTTACGCTACTATTCGTATCGCGCGATACGGCTGAAGTTTTTATGGGGCCGCCGCCCCGATCCAGAGCGGACACGAAAAACCCCGCCGGAGCGGGGTTGGAAAATGGCCTGGCTGGAATGATTATTTTAAGATGCGCGCCAGCCATGTTGCGCCACTAACAGCGGCAAAAATAAAAATAAACAGCTGCCACCAGTTGGGAACCTGGGCCAATTTCCCCTTCAATTCCCCAAACGCCTCCCCTGTCGGGAGCTGCATGACGCGCCCCTTGACCTCGCCGAACTCCTTGGCGCTCGGCATGTCCTTGGTGCGCTCATCTATGCGAACAATCATCGGCTCAAGGCGGAGGAGAATGGCCTTGGCCTCCTTCATGTCGCTTTCGAGGGCTGTGATGCGGCGCAGAACATCATCCATACCCCCATTATGGCCGCCGCCACCGCCCATTTCAACGGGGGCTTCTGAATCGCCGGCCTTGCCAGTCTGGCAAGGCCGCCATCTTGGGTGGTCGGACAAGACAATTGGTGGCGAATCAAGCGTTCCCATCGGCATCCTCCGGGTTTTCTTGCAGCCACAACAGAACCTTTTGGGCATTAAAATTAACGACACATCCGCATGATGTGCAGTTCACCCCCAAAAACACATGGGATGAACTGTTATTTTTTAGTATCTGCATCACAAGAACGGCCGAATAATCTTCACCAACGTTTCTCTTTAATATTGAAAACTCATTTTTCCCACAAAACTGACAAGAAAAATTACTGCCAAATCTTCGCAAGAACCGTTTGAATTGTTCAATTGTTATTAAAATATCGCCATCACTTGCGATATATTTTGCCCCACTGTTTTTGCCATCATGTTCGACATCAGCCATCGTCACCTCCAGAACGGCGACCAGAATTCTGCCCCGTCGCCGCGTTGAGACAGACCGCAAACGCCAGCAGCGAGATCTGCAAGAGCAGAGGGTGATTGGCGGTCATGTCCACTTCCATTTCCCAATAACACGCCCGTTAATAACGACCTCTGCGAGGGCGCGCTCATAAGTGTCATATGCCTCGTTTGCGCTCTTGAGCTTGACAGTCGGCGGATTGGAATATGGCACCATCTCCAGACGCTTGATCACTAACCCGAACCCATCCCAGACGACGAACACGCCAGGAGGCGACGGAGTTTGGTCGGATAAATCGACCAACACCCTCTCGCCCGGGAGGAAATCGGGCACCATGCTGTCGCCGTAGACGGTGATGATCTTGATTTGCTCCGGCGCTGCGGTGGTTTGCCCGCGCAACATCACGGTGGACATGCGCCATTCAGCGACCACAGGCTCAGGGCCATTCGGCTCATGGTTGAACCCGGCGCCGCCCTGGGCGCGAACGTCGAGTTCAGAGATGGGAGTTGTCCCATTCGGCTTGGGGCGTTCAACGGCAGGAGGAGGCGGTAAGGCTTGTGGTGAAACAAGCGCCCCGCCCATTGCGAACCCCTCCCCGGTCAAGATGCTGTCGATCGTGACCCCGTAGATCCGTGCATACACAGCGGCCGTTTCCGCCGTAAGCCGGTTTTGCCCCGATTCATGGGCTCGATAGGTCACGGGTTTGATCTGGTGGGCACGAGCAAAATCGGCCGCCGTTTTATACCCGGCGCTGATCCGCAACAGCTTAAGGCGATCGTGGGGTTCAATCATCGTTACACATCGTAACATTGCACCTCGCTACCAGTCATAACGCATCCGTTGACTTATCGCGTTACCTAGCGTAGCGTCACGCCATGAACACGTTCGTCGACATCATCGCCCTGTGGGGCACCGCCGCCGCACTTGCCGCCGACCTTGGGGAGAAGCCCGGGACCGTCCGACAGTGGCGCAGTCGAAACAACATTCCCGCCGAGAAGTGGGCGGCACTTATTGCTGCGGCGCGACGGCGCAGGTTCAAGACGGTTACCGCCGAGGCGCTGGCGCGCATCGCAGCACTCCCCCATCCCACGGAGGCCGCGTGATGGGCACGATCCGCCGTCACTACCGATACCGAGCTGGGACGGTGCTGCCTCACCCTATTGGGCCTTCTTTCGGTCAGCGGACAGTGTCAGTGCGACTTGGGGCAATTCGCGTGCAAAGCGAGTTAGTTGCGTATTTTCCAATGCAAAGCCAAGACGGCACCCGGCCAGATCCAACACAAGCATCGTGTCTTCCGGCCCGTCCTGAAAGCCAAGACCATGAACCCTGATTGGGCCGAACAGGTCGTCTTTGCGGCCGCGTTTCACGGAAACGCCTTGGCTGGACAGAAATTCATTCAGCTTGGCGAAGTAACCGACGAATGCGCCGATATCAGCAACGGGAATGGCCACCTCGACCGTTTCCCCATCGGTGAACGTCACGGGGGCGGTAATGAGGTCAAGATCTGCATAATAGGTTGGATCTCCGATCTCCTTAATCTGCTTCGGCATGACGCTCTCCATGCTGGTTGGTCCGTGGAACGTCACCAGTATGGAGCGGACCGGCCCGGGAGTCATTCCCGGGCCGGTACCCCCCCTCGCCCTTTCACGGTTCCTCCGCCATCTCGGCCAGCCGCAGGGCATCGGCGGCGATCCGTTCGGCCCGCAAGGTCGCGCGGCTGTCGCCCGCCTCGATCGCGGCGGCGCGGCTCACCCCGGCGGCGACCGCCACCCGGCGCACCGACGCGGACATCTCCCGGTCGAGCGCCTGCTGCCAGCGGCGGCGATCCTCGGTCCCGGCCGGCGGCGCCGCGCGCAGCAGATCATCGATCGCGGCCCCGTCCGACATTGTCCATCCCCCGTTGTGTCCATCGCAAGACTGCCTCTCCAGAAGGGTAAAAGATATGGCGCGTAAAGACCTGCTCTCCACCGATTTGGTCCGGGACCGCGCCGCCGCCGCCCTGGCGCTGAATGTCGGGGATCGTCGGGCGATGACTCCGGCGATGCTCTCGGCCGAGACGGGGTGCGAGCTGCGCACCGTCCGCGCTCACCTGTGGGCCGAGACCACGCCGGCTCTCGCGACGTGGCTCGCCTATGCCGAGGTGCTGCCCGACTCCTATGCCAATGCCCTGCTCGGGCTGGCTGGTCTGGGCGGTGCCCGCCGGATTGGCGCGGCGCCGCCCCCCACCGTCGCCCTGGCCGAGATGGCCGAGGGCGTGGCGGTGCTGGCCGAGGCCCTGGCCGACGGGCGGATCGATCACACCGAGCGGCCCCGGCTGATCAAGGAACTGCGCGAGGCGATCTCCGCCGCCGAGGCGCTGGTGGCCGACCTTGAGCGGGCCGGGCGATGAGCGTGGATCCCGCCATCATCCTCCGCGCCATGGGCGAGGCCCGCGCCATCCCGCGCCGGCTGGCTGCCCTGCGGCGGGCCAAAGGCATCGGCCCGACCCAACTGGCGACGGATCTCGGCCGCACCCGCCAGACCCTGTATCGCTGGGAGCATGGCCAGACCGTGCCGAGCGCGGAGGAGCTGTGGTGCTGGGCGGCGGCGCTCGGGATCTCGCTGGGTGAGGTCGGTAGCGTCACAGATCCTGTGACGCAAGCGCCGGGGGGCGCGCCATGATCTGGCCCAACGCCGCCCGTCCGAACAAATACCACGCCCGCAAGACGGTGGTCGACGGCTTCGCCTTCGACAGCGCCGCCGAGGCGCGCCGCTGGTCCGAGCTCCGCCTGCTGGAGCGGGCCGGGCAGATCCGGGGCCTTGAGCGGCAGGTTGATTTCCCCTGCGTCGTCAATGGCGGTCTGGTCTGCACCTACCGCGCCGACTTCGTCTATTACGAAGGGCCGGCGCGGGTGGTCGAAGACGTGAAGGGCCACCGCACCGCCGAATACCGGCTCAAGAAGAAGCTGGTCGAGGCCGTCTATCCCGGCGTCCGAATCACCGAGATCACCAGGGGGCGGCGATGAGCACGGCCTACCCCCGCCTCGTCCAGCACTGCGACGACACCAGCGCCGATCGGCTTGAGGCCGAGGGCTGGACGATCGAGCGCGGCGCCCTGGCGCAGACCCACCACGGATTTTACCGGCCCCACCTCGCGTGGCGGCCGATTGAGACGAGCGGCACCGGCGTCCCCGACACGATGGACCCGGCACCGCCCATCCCCCTTGTCCCGCCGGAAGATCTCGCCCGCGCCCACGCCTGCCGGGCGCGCGAATCCTCCTGCCCCACCCCCTCATATTGCCCGCCGGCCTGCCGCCGCTGGGCCTGAAAAGAGGCTTGCACCATGCTGATTCGTGCCAATGCCAAGGATTTCCACACTGCCGCCACCGTCGCCGCGGTGATCGACCGGCGGGAGCCCGTCCCGGTCCTGTCCGGGATCAAGCTGACCGCCCAGGATGGCCGGCTGACCCTCACCGCCACCGACATGAGCATGGAGGTCTCCCGCGAGATTGACGCCGCCGTCGAGGGGGCTGGCGCGGTGGTGGTCGATGGACGCAGGCTGTGCCGCCTGCTCGATGCGATCCGCAAGGTCGATGCCGGCGCGGTCGTCAGCCTGTCCGACGATACCGAGGGCACCGCCACCCTGTCCTGGAGCGACGGCACCGCCCGCCTGTTCGGCCTGGGCACCGATGATTTCCCGCGCCTCAGCCACGCCCCGACGGCGACGCATCGGCTGCCGGCCCGTCAGGTGCTCGACCTGCTGGCGCGGGCCGCCCCGGTGATGTCCACGGAGGATCACCGCCATTACCTCAACGGCGTCTACCTCCATGCCCGCGCCGGCCGCCTCGCTGCCGCCGCCACCGACGGCCACCGTCTGGCGATCACCAGCGCCCCCGGCCCGCTCGCGCCCGGCTGGCCGGGGCTGATTGTCCCGAGCAAGGCGGTCGGGTGGATCACCAAGGCTCTGCGTCGGCTCGATGCCGAGACCGAGGTGACGGTGGAGGCCAGCGCCACCGGGCTGGCGTTGATCTGGCCCGGCCTCCGGATGGTGGCCAAGGCGATCGACGGCACCTTCCCGGATTACGGCCGGGTGGTGCCAGCACCCGGCGTGCCCTGCACGGTCGAGCGCGCTGCCCTGCTGCGGAGCCTGCGCCTCCTCGTCGCATTCGCCGGCCGGTCGCAAGCGGTCGCCGTGCGGATCGACATCGGCGACAGCCGGATGGTCCTGTCCACTCTTGACCCGGACGGGGGCGAGATCACCACCGCCATCCCGGCCGATTATGCCGGGCCGTCGATCTCCCGGGGCTTCCTGTGCGGCTACTTGCAGGGGATGGCGACGATGCTGCGCTCGCCGACCCTGACGATTTCGGGGGAAGACGGGTCCGCCCCGCATCGGATCGAGTCGGCTGCCGACCCCGACTTCCTGGCGATCCTGATGCCGTGCCGGATCTGACGGCGATGCTGCCGCTCGATCTGCCACGCCAGCCGGCGGCACCGATCCGCCGGCCAAGGCCAGCCAAGAGCCAGGGCGATGCGCCCCGCGACTGGCCGTTGCAGGATGGGATCAATGTGGTGCTGTTCGCCGGCATGGGCGGCGCCTGCCAGGGGCTGGAGGCTGCCGGCTATCCGGTCCACCTCGCCGTCAACCATGACGAGGTGGCGATCGCCGCACACCGCGCCCTCAACCCGCATACCCGCCACATGCAGGCCGATATCTTCGAGGTCGATCCGCTGCGGGCGGTGCGCGGGCGGCGCGTCGGGCAGGTGTGGGCCAGCCCGGATTGCCGCGACCACTCCGTCGCCAAGGGTGGCGCGCCGCGCAGCCCGCGCATCCGCTCGATGCCCTGGCAGGTGTGCCGCTGGGTCGGCGTGCTGCGCCGGCGCGGCCTCGGGCCGGAGGCGGTCTACCTCGAAAACGTCCGCGAGATCCGGGGCTGGGGGCCGCTGATCGCCAAGCGCGACCGCGCCACCGGCCGCGTCATCAAGCTCGACGGCAGTGTCGCCGCCCCGGGCGAGCGCGTGCCGGTCCTGGAGCAGCAGCTGGTGCGCGATCCGCGCCGCGCCGGCCGGACCTACCGCGCCTGGGTGCGCCACATGGAGCGACTCGGCGCGACCTATGAGGACCGCGACCTGTGCTGCGCCGATTTCGGGGTGCCGACCACGCGCAAGCGGCTGTTCGGCGTGGCCCATTTTGACGGGCGCCGGGCGGTCTGGCCCGAGCCGACCCACGCCCGGCGCGATAGCGAGGCGGTCCGGCCCTGGCGGCTGCCGCCGCACGTCCCCGCCGCCAGCATCATCGACTGGTCGCTCCCGCTGCCCAGCATCTTCGACCGGCCCCGGCCGCTGGCGCCGGCCACCCTGCGGCGGATCGCCGTTGGGATGCGGCGCTTCGTGCTGGAGGCCGAGCGCCCGTTCCTGATCCACACCACCCACCACGGCGAGCGCGCGCCGCTTGATCCGGCCGAGCCGGCCCCGACCATCACCGGGGCGCATCGCGGCGAGCTGGCGGTGGTCGGCGCGGCGGTGATCGGCTGCGGCGGACGGTCCGGTCAGGTGCCGCCGATGGATGTCGGCGACGCCCTCAACACCAGCACCACCAAGGAGGATCGGTGCGTGCTGGCGGCGCACCTGACCAAGTTTAACGAGAACAGCCCTGGGCAGGATGTCGGCGCCCCGATCGATACCCTGATGGCCGGCGCGCTTCGCTTCGGCGTGGTCGGTGCCTGGCTGATCCAGCACAACACCGGCGTGGTCGGCCACGCCGCCGCCGACGGGCTCTCGACCATGACCACCGCCGGCACCCAGCAGCAGGTGGCCGCGGCCTTCCTGACCGAATATTACGGCACCGGCGGCCAGCACTGCGCCGCCGATGAGGCGCTCAACACCCTTTCGACCACCGACCGCTTCGCCGTGACCCGGGCCGCCGGAGCCATCCCGCCGCTGCCGGCCGACCAGCTGGCCCGGGCCCGGCAGGTGGCCGAGTTTCTGCGCGCCCACGGCGTGTGGTCCGGCGGCGAGGTTGTCACCCTCGGCCCGTGGGTGATCGTCGATATCGGGATGCGGATGCTCCGCCCGGAAGAGGCCGCCGCCGCGCATGAGCTGCGGATGCCGGCGTCTATCACCCTGCCCAAGCGGGACCGTCAGGGCGCGATCGTCACCGACGCCACCGGCGCCCCGGTACTGATCGCCCGCCCCCTGACCAAGACCGAGGCCATGCGCCTGATCGGCAACAGCGTGCCGGCGCGGATGGCGATGCTGCTGGCCCAGGCCAACGGGCCGCGCGCCCTTGCCAGGATGGAGGCCGCCGAATGAGCGTGCTTGTCGCTTGCCGCGATCCGCTCACCACGACCTTGACCTTTTCCGGTGGTGGCACCATGCTTGGCCTCGGAGGCGTCGAAACCTCCGAAGATGACCGAAGCGGCCGCCACCCCGATAGCATCGTGGCCTTTTTCATGCCCGGAGTCCGTCCGGGGCATGTCCCGCTCTGGCGGGAGGGCGAGGAATATAACACCCGAAAGGGGAATAACTCCGCCCGAATTGCTGTTCTTTGGTCCAGTTCTTCGGGTTTCGAACCTCCCGCCACCAGCGGGTCCGTCGAAAGTCCTGCTGTTGGCGTTCCCAACGCCGACCAAAGGACTTCCGTCATGACCCTTCACGCCACGAATCCGTCCGCGCTCACCGTTGCGGATCTTGATGCTTCGTTCGATGACGAACCGCGCATTCTCGATCTGCGCATTGCGGAGCGCCTGGGCTACGAGCGCCCTGCCGATATCCGCGAATTGATCGAGCGGAACCGCGCCGAACTCGAAACCTACGGGGAGGTTTTCCGTACGGCACGGAAAACCCCCAGCGCCAAAGGCGGGCGCCCGTCCAGCGAATACCACCTGAATGAAGGCCAGATCCTGCTGATCTGCATGTTCAGCAAGACGGCCAACGCGGCTACCGTCCGGCGCGAAGTGATCGGGCTCTGCATCGCCTACCGCCAGGGCAAGCTGACAGCCCACCAGGAATCCCCCCATGAGCCGACCGTCGCCGAGATCAAGGCGATGCGTGCCGAGGCCGCGCTGCTCCAGCAGCGCCGGCTGATGATTCCCGCCATCAAGAGTGCTTCGGGACCGGAAGCCGCTCATGCCCTCGCCGTGCGGTGGGGGCTTGTTGGCGACCACACCGCGCGTCCCCAGCCCGCGCTCCCGATGCCGGTCATGGCCGCCGCCGAGCCGCCGTTCTGCGCGGGCTGCGCCGCCCGGCGCATGTGGGAAAAGCCGAACCCGGCCTACGCCGGAAACGGCCTTGATCCTGCCGAATACCACCCTCTGTCAGACGGTCCGATCTCCAGCGGCGAGTTGGGCATCCTGCTCATGGTGCGGGGGCAGATCGCACGGAAGGAAAAGCGGTCATGACCTATCCCCGCCTCGTTCATCCAGACAACGCAGCCGCAACCGATCTCCCCGCCCCCCTCGTGCCGGCCGATTGCGACCTGCGCGACTTCCCCTTCATGCCGATCGACGTGGTCCGGCTGCGCGACAGCGACTTCGCCTGCCGGGCGACCGACGCCGCCTTTCGGGCCGGGGTGATGCTCTGGCTGGCGTCGTGGCATCAGGTGCCCGCCGGCAGCCTGCCCGATGACGATTGCGTCCTGTCCATGCTGGCCCAGTTCGGCCGGGTGGTGCGGGTCTGGAAGCGTCACCGGGCCGGCGCGCTGCATGGCTGGATCAAATGCAGCGACGGCCGGCTCTACCACCCGGTCGTCGCCGAGAAGGCCCGCGAGGCCTGGCGCTCGAAACAGGAGCGGCACCACCAGCGCCTGTGCGATCGGCTGCGCAAGGAGAATGGACGCCGGTCTGCCAAGGGCCTGCCCGAGGTCGAAATCCCGTCGCTTGATGTCTGGATGGCGGCAGGACGCCCGGCGGAATGGGCGGATACCCCCCCATCCGTTCCGGCGGAAAAGACGGAATTTCCGCCGGAACACCCCGGCCTTTCCGCCGGAACAGGGGAAAGAGCCCAAGACGTTCCGGAGGAACATGCCCGCGCTTCCGCCGGAACTGGCTTTCCGTCCGCCGGAAATCCGCCGGAAAACGCTCTTAAGGGACAGGGACAGGGACAGGGACAGGAAGAAAAGAAAGGTGGTGGTGGCGCGAGCGCGCCGCAGCCTGATCACGATTTCTCGCCGGAGGCCCGTACCCTGATGGCCAGCTTCAAGGACGGTCGACGGTCCCACTGGCCGCTGGAGTCCAGTTTTCCGGCCCCGGACCTGACCCTGCTGACCCAGGCGGCCGAATGCCTCCAACAGGCCCCCCTCGCCGTGCTGCTCGATGTCGTCGAGCGCGGCATGCGGCAGGCCGCCGCCGAGCGCCGGCCGCCCCCCGGCTCGCTGAAGGCCTATCGGCACTCGATCGCCAACGCCGCCGCCACCCACAGGAACTCTCTCGGAGCATCCGACCATGGCACAGACCTGCACCATCCTCGCCCCCAGCGCCGCCCAGGGTACGACCCTGACGCCAGCGGACGACTCACGCTTGAGGCGTTCCCTGACCTCGTGGGAGGGAATTTCGGCGGCGCTGCCTGACGGCGTTGCTCCACTACTGCCGGCGGCGCTGGCTGACATCGACCGAAGCCTGACCCCGATCGCCCCGACCGAAATGGCCGGGCTGATGCAGCGGCTCTGGAACAGCGGCGTGCCCCAGCCCTCCGTTGCCACCATGGTGGAGTGGCGCCGCCTGCTGTCGCCCTATCCCGCCGCCGTGCTGGCCGCCGCCTTTGACCAGGTCGCCCGCACCCACCGGTGGGCCGATCCACCCAAGATCGCCGACGTGGTCCGCTGGGTGGGTGAGGCGATGGCCAAGCTCACCGACTGGCGGCGAAAGCTTCAGCAGGCCGAACTGCGCGCCAGACTCGACGCCAGGGACCGGGCCGAGGATCGGGAGCGACAGGAGCGCATGCGGCGCTGGCGCGCGAGCCTGGACGACGAGCAGCAGCGCGAACTGCTGCGGATCCGGGGCCTGCTGGCCGGCGGGGCCAGTGCGGCTGAGATCGTGGCCGGCAAGGCCATGCCGCTTGCCCCCGAGGAGCAGATGAGCCGGGCCGAGGCCGATCGACGGCGGGCGCGGTCGATCCGGCGGGACGATGGGTGCGCGGCATGACCGATTCCGCCCCGCCCGAGATCGCCCTGTCCGATGACGAGCGCCAGCCCTGCGAGGTCTGGACTCGGGTGATGGGATATCACCGGCCCGTCGACTCGTTCAACGCCGGCAAGCGGGGCGAGCACGCCGCCCGCAAGCCGTTCCGGGAGCCCGAGGAGACGAGATGATCAGCCCCCCTGACGCCCGCGAGGCGACCACACTGCTCGGCCTGCTCGACTGGGCCTACCGCCGCCAGCGGGTGGATGCGGACGAGAGCCGCAGCCTGCACGAGCTGGAGATGCTGGCCGGGGGCGGCGGATCGTCGGCGGCGAGCGTGGCCCAGAACGGGCTGCTCGGCTGCACGATCCACAGCACCGCCCACAAGCAGCGGCCGGCGCACCACCCCGACGCGGCGGTGGTGGCCGATTGTGTCGCCCTGCTGGCCACCCCCGGCCGGTGGCTGGTCGAGCAGCACGCCAGGGCGGGGACGGTGCCCGATTGGGGGCAGAGCCAGCACCTGGAGCCGATCATCCAGGACGGTCGGCCGCTGGTGGTCGAGGTGGAGCGGGTCGAGGTGCGCTACCCGCATGGGGCGCGTCGGACCGTCGCGGTGACCTACTGCCCGCTCCAGCTTTGGCCGGGAGATGCCTGGGTGCAGATGCAGCGGGCGGAATATGCCCGCTGGCACCGGGCGCTGGAGGTGCTGGAGGTGCTGCTGGGCGGGGCCGGCCTCCAGCGGTGGCGGGTCGAGGGGGTCGGGGCGCAGGAGGAGCCGTGGCGGGGCATCGCCATCGATGGCTGCGTCCGGTGACCGGAGGAGAAGCCGTTGCCGTTGTGGTGAAGGGCCGCGCAGAAGCAGCCGATCTCGATCCTGCCCGGTACTCAGGCCATAGCCTCCGCGCCGGCCTTGCCACCAGTGCTGCCAACGCCGGGGTCGCGTGGAAAATCAGGCAGCAGACCGGCCACACCAGAGACGTCATGCTCGGCCGATACATCAGGGACGGAGAAGAACCGTTTAGAACCTGTTTGCAACAGCCGTCCCAATAAATTCAATGACTTAGCTGATTTTTATCGCTTATTGCCGTCTGTTTTGGCATCTCTCCCAGTCAAGTTCGTTGATTATCAAGGGCTTGCTCCTGCAAACAGATTCTTAGGGACAATGCTGCCGGGGCGGTCTTGTAAGCGGGGCCCGGGCGGCGGCAAATCTGCGTCGGGTATGAAATCATGGTCGAGCCGTCGTCGAAGCTGGAGTAACCCCCTGTTCAGAAGTATCTTGATAGGATACAGAGTGCGCGCCCTCGCAGCCGCGTAGTGGGGTGACGGTAGGAGAAGGGGGGAGCGATCCCCAATTTCAGCAAATCATGACCACGGCTCGCCACATCGTCGCTCTGCTCAAGAGCCACATCACCGGTGACGAGGATCACTTCCTCACTGTCGCGATGCAGTTGGCCGCCCACGAGGCCCGCCAAGGTCATGGCAAGTTGGCGCAGGAACTGCGCGATCTCATCGACCGCGCCAAGGAAACGAAGACGGCGGTCGCCTCGAAGCGATCCGGCCCGGTTCCGTTAGTCCAGCCCAAGGGTGAACTGGCGAACCTGCTTACGGTACGCTATTCCGACGTGCGTCTGGCAAGCATGGTCCTCACGGAGGAAACCGAGGGAAGCCTGCGCCGGACCCTGCTGGAGCAGACCCAGCAGAGCGTATTGCGAACCCATGGCCTGTCGCCTCGCCGCAAGCTGCTGCTGGTAGGGCCGCCGGGCGCGGGCAAAACCATGACCGCAGCGGCGTTGGCGGGGGAGCTTCATCTTCCCCTGTTCACTGTGGTTCTGGACAGCCTGATTTCCAAGTTCATGGGCGACACGGCTGGAAAGCTGCGTTTGGTGTTCGACGCCATGCGCATGACCCGTGGCGTTTACCTTTTCGACGAGTTTGACGCTATCGGAGCCAAACGATCCAGCGAGAATGACGTTGGTGAAATCCGCCGCGTCCTCAATTCATTCCTGCAATTCCTTGAGCAGGACGACAGCGACAGCCTGATCATAGCGGCGACCAACTATCCTGACCTGCTGGACCGTGCCTTGTTCCGCCGGTTCGACGACGTGATTGAGTACAGTTTGCCGGATGCCTGCCTGCTTGAACGCTTGATGAAAAACCGCCTTGCAGCGTTCGAGGTGCCGCGCGTCACCTGGGCCAAAGTCGCCGATGCGGCGAGCGGCCTCAGCCATGCCGAAGCGGCCCGAGCCGCTGACGAAGCGGCCAAGACGACGATCCTTTCGGGCAGCACCAAAATCACCACCCAAGCCCTGCTGGCAGCTTTGACAGAGCGGCAGAGGGCCTCCCGCCACCACGACTGACCTTCCCGCCCATGGCCCAACCGCCCCGCAACCTGCCGCACCTCCGTGTCGAGGGAAGAGGACAAACGGAACCGTATACTTACCCCGGACGGCCACGGACCCCGCCTCCGCCGAGTAGAAACCGCGAGCAACACGCGGCCGCACTTTCGGCGGCAATTGGGCAAGCGATCCAGGCGGCGCGTGGTGCTGCGGCGGCACAGGACCCTGCTATCGCCGAAGGGCAACCGGGCTTTTATCTGCAAGTCTCGTTGTCACCCGGCGAAAGTGAGGCTATCGACCAGCTCGGAAGCCGCCAGAAGCATATTGAAGTAGTCTCGGTGAAGGAACGCGGGAACAACGCTCCCATTGAAGCGACTGTGTTCGTGCCTGCCGAAGCCGAGACGTATTATCTGGACAAGGTCGCAGCCTATCGCGACCCCGCGAAGAACACTCGAACCGGCAAGCCCGCCCATGAGCCGCTTGTGGCCCGGATGGAGACCGTTCGCTTGGCCACCGTCCACTCCTTGTTCACGGACAATGCGGCGCTGTTTCCCCCATCTGGTCGCCAAGTCTGGTGGGAGGTTTGGTTGCGGCAGGGTGCTCGGGAGAGGTTCACGCATGTTGCGGATCGGCTGAAAATCGCCCGAAAAGAGCATGTCGTCTCTTTCCGCGAACGTGACGTGTTGCTTGCTCTGGCCGACGAAGCCGCCATGACGCGGATCATTCGGAATTGCGATGCTGTGGCGGAACTCCGCCTTGCCAAGGATACGCCAGCCCTGTTTCTCAGCATGGGTGGAGCAGAGCAGCGTGAATGGAGTGATGACGTTCTTACGAGGGTCACCCCGCCCGACCGGGCGGCGACAGCGGTGTGCCTGCTCGATAGCGGTGTGAACCAAGGGCATCCGCTGATTCGTGCTGTACTCGACACACCGGACATGCACACCGTTGAGCCCGCCTGGGGTGTCGCGGATACCGCTGCTCAGTGGAATGGGCACGGCACCGCGATGTCTGGTGTCGCGATCTATGGCGATTTGCATCCCTTGTTCGCGGGCACCCATACCATTGACCTCCAGCACCGGCTGGAAAGCGTCAAAATCCTGCCGCCCGATGGACAGAACGACCCTGATCTATATGGCGCAATCACGACGGAAGCCGTCGCGCGCGCCGAGACGCAAGCTCCCAACCGCCAAAGGGTCGTCTGCATGGCAGTGACCAGTGCCAATCCGGTGCCTGGTCGCCCCTCATCGTGGTCATCGGCGGTGGATCAGCTTTGCTTTGATGAGGATAATCGCCGGCTGGTGGTGCTGTCGGCAGGCAACATTGATCCCACTACGCTGGACCCCGCCGCCTATCCCGACCGCAACGACCTGGCCCCGGTTGAAGACCCGGCGCAGGCGTGGAACGCGCTGACCGTGGGGGCGTTTACCGACAAGGTCAACATCACCGACCCGGATTATGCGGGTTGGCAGCCGGTCGGTGCGCCGGGAGACTTGTCTCCCTGCTCCCGAACTTCCGTCACCTGGAGCAGACAATGGCCTATCAAGCCCGATGTGGTGTTTGAAGGCGGCAACTATGCCACCGATGGCGTACAGCCTCCGCAATCCATTGACGACCTGCGCCTCCTGACCACCCATTCGCGTCCGAACATGCGGCTTTTGGACACCATCGGCGACACCAGTGGCGGTGCTGCTCTGGGGGCCAACATGGCGGCGCGAATTATGGCTGCCCGCCCTGGTTTCTGGCCGGAGACGGTGCGCGGGCTGATCGTGCATTCTGCTGAATGGACCCCCGCGATGCAGGCGCGCATGGACGGGTGCTCGAAAACCGCTCTTCATTCACTGCTGCGCCGGTACGGCTATGGTGTTCCCGATCTTGACCGGGCCATTCTCAGCGCCAGCAACGATCTCACGCTGCTGATCGAGGACGAGCTTTACCCCTTCGATAAGGAGCGTGGCTCCAGCACGGCCAAGACGCGGGATATGCGGTTGCACCGACTGCCTTGGCCGAGCGCCGAACTGGTCGCCTTGGGCGAGATGCCAGTACAATTCCGCATCACGCTGTCCTACTTCGTCGAGCCCAATCCCGGCGAGCGAGGATGGACGCGCCGGCACCGCTATGCCTCCCACAATCTGCGCTTTGCCGTGAAGCGAGCGACCGAGACCGTGGACGATTTCCGGCGTAGGATCAACTTGGCGGCGCAAAACGAGGAGGAGGGCGTTTCGTCCCCTTCGAGTGCGGGAGAGGACAATTGGCTGCTGGGGACCATCCGCAATCGAGGCTCCCTGCACTCGGACTGGTGGTCGGGTACCGCCATCGATCTTGCCGGACGTGACGCCATCGGCATTTTCCCCGTCGGTGGCTGGTGGAAGGAAAAGCCCTACCTGCATCGCTGGGATACCCAGGCTAGGTATTCGCTGATTTTGACGATCCGCGCCCCCGGAACCACAGTGGACCTGTACACCCCTGTGGCGAACCAAATCTCCATCCCCATCGTGATCGGCAGATAGGGGGAGACCGTTCCCGGATCGTTTGCGAAGCCGCTGCCCTTATCGACGGTGCGCGGTTAGTGCTCCGTGATCCAGTCTATAGCCGATTTGCCGTTGACGACCCTTGACTTTCCCAATGGGGTTCTTGACAATACGTCCAGCCACACGAGCGCCCGGAGGGAAACCTCTCGGGCGCTTTTCGTTCCCGCGTCGGTTCCGGCCGGCGGGGGTCGGGGTGGTGGAACACCCCGAGCCACGGGCTTGGCCCCGTATGACCGACATCGGCCGACTACCGGCCATCCCGCCACCTCCGCGCGGAGGCGGGACCGTTTTAATGGTCAACCGTTATGGAGTCCATCCGTTGCGAGTGTGGACGGCTGCTTTTTAAGGCAGTCGGCCCGCTCGACGTTGAGGTCAAATGCCCCCGTTGTGGGGCGATCACCCATGTTCAGAGAGCCGCGAGCCCCACACCCGAGCGCCCAGAGCGCCTTGATGAAGGGATTGCTCGTGCCGAACTGGATCGACCTTGGCCGCGTGCGCCTCGCCCAGGCGGATTGCCTGGAGGCGCTGGCCGACCTGGGCGATGAAACCGCCGACGCGGTGATCATCGACCCGCCCTATTGCGCCGGCGGCTTCACCGAGTCCCAGCGCACTGCCGGTACGGGAATGACCCAGGCGACCGACTGGTTCCAGGGCGATGCGATGACCACCACGGGGTTGGTGTGGTTGCTGCGCCGGGTGGCGATCGAGGCTCACCGCATCTTGGCTGACCAGGGCAGTCTGTGTGTTTTTTGTGACTGGCGAATGACGGCTGCTCTGGCGCCAGCGCTGGAGAGTTCGGGGCTGCGCTGGCGGGGGTTGGTGGTGTGGGACAAGCGCAACCACCCGACCGCCAAGCCGGTCGAGCTGCTGGAAACGATCATCCGCGCCACCACCCCGGAAGGTGGCGCGGTGGTTGATGTTTTCGCGGGCGGGGGCAGTCTGGCCGAGGCGGCGATCCGTACCGGTCGCCGCGCCATCGTCAGCGACATCTCGTCGATTCACGTCGCGGCGATCCAGGCCAGGATCGAGGCCCTGGGATAAGCCCCCGGGTGCCACCCCGTCCCCCCGGGCGGGGGCCCCTGGCCGGGGGTACGGCCCGGGGGGTCTTTTGGCATCGCTTCGCCCCGACGGATGAAAAATTTCTGAAGTCGAGGCAGCATCAGCATCCCCGGGAACCGGCGTGTTTCCGGGGATCTCGCCCCTTTGGGATGCACCATGGCGCCAGCGAGACGCGCTCACAGCCTGCACAGCCTGAGCGAGGCGGCGAACCTGCTCGGCGTCCACCGCAACACGTTGTCGCGGTGGATCTCAGCTGAAGGCTGTCCGGTCGTGACCGCCGCCGACCGGGATCGGGGCATCGAATGGGAACTCAATCTTCCCGAGGTGATCGACTGGCGGATCAAGCGCGCGGTCGATGACGCGGTGGCGAAGTATGCCGACGACGGTGTCACGGTCAGTATCGACGAGGCGAAGCGGCGCAAAACCGTGGCCGAGGCGATCGTGGCCGAGGTCGATGCGGACGAGGCCCTGCGGCGCGTCGTGGCGATCACCGACGTCACCGACCAAGTGGCCCAGGAATATGCGGCGGTTCGATCGCACCTCCAGGCGGTGGGGGCGAAGGTCGCGGGCCGGGCCGTCACGATGACCAGCGCACCGGAAATCCAGGATCTTGTCGACGAGGCGATCCGCGAAGCCCTGGAAGCCCTGAACCATGACCGAGGTGGCGAGCCGGGTAGCCCAGCATAGGAAGGGGGATTATTCGGCGGGGCGCGCAGCCCTTGCCGCCGCGTTGGACAAAGTCCGCCGCGACGCACTGACGATCCGGCGGCGGATGACCGGGTCTGAGTGGGCCGACCGCCACGGCATCCTGCCGTCAGGGACCGGCGCCGAGACCGGAAAAATCAAGCTCTACGGGTATCAGCGCGGCTTGCTGGACGCGATGTGCGACCCGCGCATCCCGCTGGTGACGGTGCTGAAGGCGGCGCGCGTCGGCTACACCCGGCTGGCCACGCTGGCGACCGGCTATCACCTGGAGCACGAGGGCACGCTGTGCGTGATCGCGCAGCCGACCATCCCCGACGCCAAGGACTTCGCTAAATCGGAAATCGGGCCGATGCTGCGGGAAACCACCGAGCTGGCCCGGTTGATCCGTCCGAGCCGGCGCGGCGACGCCCAGGACACCGCCACCGAGATCGTGCTGGCGAATGGCGCGGTGCTCCGCTTGCGCGGTGCCGCCTCGGACGACGCCTTCCGCCGCTATTCGGCGCGGTTCCAGTTTGCGGACGAGATCGACGGCGAGGGCTGGACCCCTGGGGCAAAGACCCAGGGCGATAAGCTGATGCTGCTGTGGACCCGAGGGGAGACCTTCTGGAACCGCAAACAGGTGCGCGGCTCGACCCCCTTGCTGGAGGGAACGAGTCGGGTCTGGGCGGAGTGGCTGAAGTCCGATCAGCGGCATTATTTCGTCCCCTGCCCGCATTGCACCGAGGCAGCCGGGGGCACGCTTTCGGGGTGGCAGTATCTGGAATGGGGCGGTCCCGACGTCCCTTACGGGATCAAGTGGCGTCTCGATAGCGACGGGCAGCCGGTCGATGTCCTGTATTTCTGCCGGCATTGCGGTCGCGGGATCGACGAGGGGCACAAAGCCTGGATGGACCGGCACGGGGCATGGCGGCCGACGGCCCGGCCCACCACCCCGGGCCATGCCGGGTTTCACCTGTGGACGGGGATGTCGCTGACTCCCAACGCGGCTTGGCCAATCCTGGTGCGGGAATGGTTGGAGGCGCAAAAGGACGTCGCCACCCTGGTTCAGCCCTTCGTCAATTTGCGGTTGGGCTTGCCGTACAAGCCCAGCTATGGACAGGAACTGAAGGTCGAGCGGTTCCTCACCCGCCGAGAGGGATACCCGTGCGAGGTTCCGCCCGGGGTGCTGGTGCTGACGGCCGGCGGCGACACCCAGTCGGCCGAGGGCGTCGATCCGCGCCTTGAATTCTCGATCTGGGGCTGGGGGGCTGGCAACGAGTGCTGGCTGATCGGCCATTGGGTGATCCACGGCGATCCGCGCCAGCCGGAAACCTGGGCCGCCGCCGAGGCGCAGATGATGCGGCCGTTCCTGGGAACAGACGGACGGCAATTCCAGGTCGCGGCGGCGACATGGGACTCGGGTGGCCACCACACCGCCGAAGTCTACGACGCCTGTGCGACGCGACGGAAATGGTGGGCAATCAAGGGTCGGTCGGAACCGAACGGAAAACGGTCGCGGGTGTGGCCGCGCCGCCCCTCGAAGGGCGGCCAGCTCTACATGATCGGCGGCAACGCTGCTCGCGATTTCGCCTACGGCTCATTGGCGGTCGAGAATCCCGGCCCGCGCTATGTCCATTTCCCGACGGAAGTCCCGGCGGGGGCCGTCCTGCTCGATGACGAGTATTTCGCCCAGCTGACCCGTGAGCAACTCCGCCACGGCAAGGGATTCACCTACTGGCACAAGCCCAGCAAGCCGCACGAAGCCGGCGTCTGTTTCGTTTACGCCTATGCCGCGTTGTGCGGCTTGCAGGAACAGAGCCCCCGTTACCGCAGAAAGGTCGAAGCCATGCCGGCACAGCAGTCGCCCCCCGCCCCGGCGCCGTCCGAAACCGGGGAACCGGCGCCGGCCACCGAATCCACCAACGCGGTCCGTCCCACGCCGAAAACGGCCGGAAAACCGAAATCGCCGCTGCGCCGATCGGCGCCAAAGACCCCCTATCGTGGAGGCCGCTGAGATGGCCTGGACCCAAGCCGACCTCGACACGCTCGACGCCGCCATCGCCTCCGGCGTGCGGCGCGTCCGCTATTCCGACGGGTCCGAGGTGGAATACCGCTCGCTGGCGGAAATGAAGGGGGCTCAGGATCTGATTGCCGCCAGCCTGGACGAACAAGCTGGCAGGCGGCGCGTCCGATCCTTCCGCGCGTCTTTCAGATCCGGGTATTGAGCGCGATGGCACCGCGGGAATCACGGCCGGGCCTGATGCGGCGGGCGGCCAACGCCGTCATGTCGGCGTTTGGGCTGGGCGACGGCGTGCCGGCCAGCCCGCACCAGGGAGCCAGCACCGGACGGCGCATGGGTGGATGGCGGCCGACCGGCGGCGGACCGAACGCGGTGGTGCAGGCATCGCAGCCCGAACTGGTGCGGCGGTCTCGCGATTTTCGCCGCAACAACCACCACGGCAAGCGGGTGCTTGACTTGGTCAGCACCCACACGGTTGGGATGGGCATCAAGCCCCGCCCGTTATGCCGCAACGCCCAGGTGCGCGAGGCGCTGGTCGCCCTGTGGGACGTCTGGACGGCACAGGCCGACGCCGATGGAGTCTTGGATTTCTACGGCTTGCAGGCTCTGGCCGCGTCAGAGATGGCGGAAGGCGGGGAAAGCTTCGCCCGGCTGCGGACCCGCCGGCTGTCGGACGGCTTGGCGGTGCCGTTTCAGATCCAACTGCTGCCGACCGAGATGGTTCCGCTCGATTACCAGCAGCCGAACGGGGCGAACAGCGTCACCCAGGGAATCGAGCGCACCACCCTGGGGCAACGCGCCGCCTATTGGATCTATCCTCAACATCCAGGCGAACTCGCGACCATGGGCACGGTCAGCGCCTTTCCGATCCGCGTTGCCGCCACCGATGTCTGCCACCTCTACAACGTCACCCGGATCGGCCAGTTGCGCGGCCTGCCCTGGCTGGCGGCCGCGCTCACCACGCTGCGCCAAGTCGACCAGTACATCGATGCCGAGTTGGAACGGAAGAAGCTGGCCGCCTCCCTGGTCGGATTCATCAAGAAGGCCGCCGGCAAGGGGGTTGATCCGGAGGAATTGGCCGAGGCCTGGGGCGAGGTGCAGAAGGAACTGGGCGGTCTGCCGACGGTCGCATTCGAGCCCGGCACCTTCCAGTATCTCGACCTCGATGAAGATGTCGTCATGAACCAGACCGTCGATGTTGGTGGTCAGTTTGAACAATTCCTGTCGGCCAATTACCGGGGGGTCTCCGCTGCCGTCGGAATGCTGTACGAGGAGGTCACCGGCGATTGGAAGAACGCCAACGACCGAACCTTCCGCGCCCAGTTCGGCACCTTCAAGCGCCAGGTGCGGCAATGGCAGTTCAACCTGCTCTGCCACCAGTTCAACCGGCCGATCTGGAACCGATTCGTTGATCTCGCTATCGCCTCTGGCGCGTTGGTGGTGCCCGCGTCGGTCCTCGACACCGAGGTCCGCCGGGTCGAGTGGCGCCCCGAGCGATGGGAATACATCAACCCGAAGCAGGATGTTGATGCAACCCTCGCGGAAATCGGGGGCGGGCTGACCTCTCGTCAGGCCGCCGTCGCCGACCGGGGCGACGACGTTGAACAGATCGACGAGCAGCGCGCGGCCGACAAAGAGCGCGAAGAACGCCTGGGCGTCCCGGTGGTGCCAGCCGGCAAGGCCGGCGACACCGGGACGGGCCAGGGCGACCCATCCACCGATCCCGCCGAGCGGCAGGGATCCAACCCGAGACTCCCGCCATGGCCGTAACCGTGACCACCTCGGACGCTGGCTCCGAACTGCTCCTCACCGGATCCGTTGGCGATTTCGGATGGGGGGAAGATTGTTTCACCCACCCCGACATCGTCGCCGCGCTGGCCCAGGTCGGCGCCGGCCCCATCACCGTCCGCCTCAATTCCGGCGGCGGCATCGCCGCCGAGGGCGCCGCGATCTACGCCGCGCTGAAGGCGCACAAGGGCGCGGTGACGGTGATGATCGAAGGCTGGGCCGCCAGCGCCGCCAGCTTGGTGGCGATGGCGGGCAGCGCCGTGGTGATGCGGCCCGGCGCCGTGCTGATGATCCATGATCCGGCCAGCATTGCCCGGGGCCCGGCGGCGGAAATGCGCCGTGTCGCCGACGTGCTCGACGTTCTGGGCGACACTTATGCCGGGATCTACGCCGCGAAGTGCGGCAAGCCGGCCGCCGAGACCCGCGACCTGATGCGGAAAGAGGTCTGGTACGGCCCCGACGACGCCGTCGCCGCCGGCTTCGCCGACCGGGCCGAATCCGCCAACGACAACGCGCTTCCCGCCGAGCCGGTGGCGTTCGGCGGCTTCGCTCTTTACGGCCGCCTGCCCGAACAGGTCGCGGCCGTGGCAACCGCGCGCGGGTGGCAGTCCCGCATCACCTTGGCGGCAGCGCCCGCCGTCCCTCCCCAACCGAAGGAAAAGACCATGTCCGAACAGCAGCCGCCGGCGGGCCCGGGGGCCAATCCGCCGCCGTCTTCCCTCTCCGCCGCCGATCCGGCGGCAATCGCCGAGGCATGCCACGCCGCCGGCTTTCCGGTGCTGACCGCCTCCTTGCTGAAGCGGGGTGGGGTCACGATGGCTCAGGTCGAAGCCCGCATTGCCGACGCCAAGGCGATTGCCGAAGCGGCCCAAAAGACCGGCCTGCCGCAGATGGCCGGCGATCTGATCGCGGCGGGCATCTCGCTCGACACGGCCCGGACGCTGCTGCTCTCGGCCAGGGCCTCGTCCGAGGAGAGAGCCCCGACCGACACCACCCATTCCGCTCCCGCCGCCGCGACCGGAGCCGCCCAGATGGAACAGGCTGTCGCCCGCGCCAACGAACTGGCCGGGTTCAGCCGCAAGTAAGGATTCGCCGTCATGACCACGTTCACCGAAACCCTGCACGCGGGCCATTTCATTGTCAGCGAAGCGAACGGCCACCTGTCGCGCGAATCCGTGACCATCGACACCGGCGTTCTTGTCGCCGGCACGGTGCTGGGCAGGATCACCGCCACGGGCAAATACGTCATCCTGGCCCCGAGCGCGACCGACGGCAGCCAGACCGCCGCGGCCATCCTGTTCGACGACGCGGACGCCTCTGCGGCCGACGTCACGGCGGTGGCGATCGTCCGTCTCGCCGAAGTCATCGCCGCCGCCCTGGTGTGGCCTGACGGGATCACCGCCGCCCAGAAATCCGCCGCTTTGGCGACCCTGGGGGCGTCTCCGACCTTCATCGTCGCCCGCTGATCGCCGGGCCATCAAGGAGTCATACGCTATGGCGACCATGGGTGTTTTCAACCATACCGCTTTTGCCACCACGTCGCTTTCGGTCGCACTGGATAAGCTGGGCTATGTGCCGAGCTTCCTGCGCGCTCTGCCCGGCCTCTATGTGCCGGCGCCGGTGCGGACCGTATCCATCATCATTGAGGAGCGTGAGAACGCCCCGGCGCTGATTCAGACCAGCGCGCGTGGCAAGGCGCCTCCGGCCCGTGGCGGCGAGAAGCGCAAGGTGCGGGGGTTCGAAACCCTGCGCGTGGCCCAGTCCTCCCGCATCCATGCGTCCGAGCTTCAGAACATCCGGGCGTTCGGCAACGAAAGCGAACTCGCGTCGGTGCAGATCGAAGTCGCCCGGCGCCAGCTCTTGATGCGGCGTGATTTCGAGCTGACCTTCGAAAACATGCTGCTGGGCGTGGTCCAGGGGCTGGCGATCGACGCCGACGGCTCGACCCTCTACGACTGGAGCGTGGAATTCGGCCAGACGATTCCGGCCGAAATCGATTTCGACCTGGACAATGCGTCTCCGGCTTCGGGAGCGGTGCGAAAGAAGTGCAACGAAGTCACCCGGTCGATTCTCAAGGGTCTGCGTGGTCTGGGCGGCGGCGGTGTCCGCATCGTCGCCCTGTGCGGTGACGCCTTTTGGGACGACCTGACCGCCCACAAGGAAGTGCGCGAAACCTTCCTCAACACCCAGTCCGCCGCCGATCTGCGGGAAGGCAACGCCTTTCAGTCGTTCAATTACGGGGGCATCACCTTCACCAACTACCGGGGCACCGACGACGGAACCACGGTCGCGGTCGGCAGTGACAAGGCCAAGTTCTTCCCGATCAATGCCGGCATCTTCCAGTGGGCACTGTCGCCGGGGGAGAGCTTCGATTTCGTCAACACCCTGGGCCAGGAACTGTATTCCGGGCTGGTCCTCGACAAGGATCGCAACGCCTGGGCCGATGTCGAGATGTATTCCTACCCGCTGCCGGTCTGCACCATGCCGCAGGCATTGCACCGGGCCAAGCGGACCTGATCCGGTCTCTTTCGCGTCCAACCACCCGCCCCGGCCGCCTCGCGCGGCCGGTGGCGTTTCTGGGCATCGTCAGCCGCCCGGCTTTCCGCCGGACGGCTCACCGTGCCGAGGTCGAGGTTCATACTATGCCCCTCCCGTTCGCTTCCGGTCAGGCCGCGCTGTTTGGCGCCATGGGCCTGTCCGCCCTCTACACTCCCGGGTCGGGCGATCCGGTGCCCCTGCGAGTGATCCGCCAGGGGGGTGGCCAGACCGTGCGGCTTGGCACGGTCGAGGTGGCGCTCGATCGGGTGCGCTTTCATGTCCTGCGCGCGGCTCTGCCGGCCCCCGAGGCTGGGGCGACCCTGGTGGTGGACGGTGCCACCTGGACGGTCCAGGCCGTGCAACCGGTCGAGAAGGATTCCCATGGCCTGAAATGGTCGCTCGACGTGGCGTGGGGCGCGCCGATCCTCTGGCGCTCGGTCGCCGCCGGATCGCCGCAGACCCCGCCCTCGATCAGCGGCGCGCTGGTGCTTGCCGCCACCGCTCCGGCCGGTGCCACGGCGCTGTCGTTGCGGGCGACCAGCCTTGTTGGCCGGCTGATCGCCGGAGACCGCGTCACGGTGGGTGGGGCAACCTATGCCGTCACGAATCCTGTGGCGGCGGTCGGCAACAGCCTGCCCGCCGTGCCGATCGCCCCGGCGCTCGCCACCGATGTCGCCGCTGGCGCGGTGGCGACCCTCTTTTTCGCCCGCGATGTCGGGGTGGTGGCGGCGATCGCCGCCTATCAGGCGGCGGAATCCCAATCCGGCATCGTCGCCGGAGACGTCCGCCTGATCCTGCTGGCCGCCGCCGCCGCCGCGCTGCCCGAGCCGCCCAAGGCGGGGGATGGCGTCCTCCTGCCCGGCCGGACGACGATGGCGGCGATCAAGGCGGTGTCGACGTTCTACAGCGGGGCCGACTTGGTCGGATACGAGATCCAGGCGAGGTAGCCATGGCAAAAGGCGACATCCAGGGGCTGAGAGCCTTCCAAAAGATCCTCGATCGGCTGCCGACGGAGGTCGCCGCGCAGGTCGAGCAGACCATTTTCGAGCAGGCGGACGAGGTCCGCGCCCTGGCCTACCGCATGGCTCCGGTCCGCAGCGGCAACATGCGCGAGCACCTTGAGGTGGTGATGGGCAAGGATGGCCTTGCCGCCCAGGTCGGCTTTGTGACCGCCGGGGCGAGGCGGGCGGCCTATTACGCCGGGTGGATCGAGTTTGGCACGAAACGAATCAAGGCCAACCCGTTCCTGCACCCCGCCACGACAGCCCGCCGGGCGGACTTTCACCCGGCGATCCGCGAGGCGGTGCGACGCGCTCTCGCCGCGGTGAAAGGGTGACGCCATGGCCGACCCGTCCCTTGTCGTCACCGATGCGCTGAAGGCGGCAATCGAAGCCGCGTTGCCCGGCGTGCCGGTCTACGATTATGCCCCGGTGCCGGACGCGCCCTGGCCTCATGTCACCGTCGGCGACGACACCGTGACCGGTGCCGGCACCAAGACCGAGGACGGGCACGAGATCACCAGCGTGATTCACGTCTGGAGCCGGGAAACAACCCGGCGCGAGGGGCGCGGGCTACTGGCCACGATCTATGCCGCCCTGCATCTGGTGCCGCTCGCCGTGCCCGATGGCTTTGACGTCACCGAGGTGCGGTGCGTGTTCACCACCTCCTACCGCGACCCCGACGACAATCTCTGCTGGCACTCGGTCGCGCGGTATCGGGTGCAGGTCAGTTCGTAATCCTCCCTCCCTAGGCCCCATCCGGGGCCTTTTTCATTGGAGATCCCCATGGAAAAAATCCCTGGCACGGCGTGCCTGGTGTATGTCGGCGATACCGCCACGCCGGTCGTCTACACCAAGCTGGAAGGCCAGCAGAGCGCGACGTTCGACGGCTCGACCACCACCGCCGACACCACCGACAAAAACAACGAAGGCTGGCAGACCAGTATGTCCGTGACCCTGTCCGGCAAGGTCACGGTCTCCGGCCAGATTACCGCGAGCCGCCCCCAGCTCGACAAGGCCGAGGCGGCGTGGCTGGACCGCGCCACCCTCCCCGCCAAGATCGTTTTCGACAAAACCGGCCGAGGATATTCGGGCGATTTCTACGTTACCCAGTTCCAGATCACCGGTGACACCAAGGATGCGGCCAAATACAGCCTGACCCTGGAGCCGGCCGCCGCCCTCACCAAAATCACGGGAGCGTAACCCAACATGAGCGCCATCATTCCGAACCCCACCCGGGGGGAACTGGTCGTCACGCTGGCCGGAACCGACCATCTCCTGCGGCCGACCTTCGCCGCGATTTCCGTGGTCGAGACCATGACCGGGCTCGGGCTGGTCGGTGTCGCCAGACGCCTGCTGAACAACGATTACGGCGTGCGCGACGTCGCCTTCACGATTCGCGCTGGTCTTGTCGGGGCTGGATCCAGCCTGCCCATTGCCGATGTCGAGGATTTGGTCTTCGCCTCCGGTGTGCTGAACGTTGCCCCGGTGGCCAAGCGGTTTGTCACCCTGGCCCTGAACGGTGGCAAGGACGATCCGGAAGGGGCCACCCCCAGGTCGGGGGAAGCGGCGGCGGTGGAAACGGAGACCGGTTCCCCCTCCGCCGCCTGATGGGTATCGCCTGCGGGGTGCTGGGCTGGCCACCGTCGGTGTTCTGGGATAGCACCCCGCACGAGTTCTGGGCCGCGTTCGAAACGTGGCGGGAGGCGAATCAGCCTTCCGACAGCGATACCCAGGATCCGGCCGGCGAGGTCACACGTCATTTGGCGGAAACCTTGCCGGACACGCTTTAACAGGCCGTCTCTCCCGAGGCGGCCTTTCGTTTGAGGGGATGAGCCATGTCGGATGGCGGCGGGTTGATGGATCGCATGAAGGTCCAGCTGGAGGCGGATATCTCCCGCTTCCAGTCGGAACTGAGGCGCGCCAAGGACTCGCTCGACCAGCTCAATTCCAGTTCCCGGGGGATGGCCGATCAGATCGACCGGTCGTTCCAACAGTCGGGTCGAGCCGCCGCTGCGTCGGCTGCGGCGATGGAAGCGGCCTTTTCGCGCCAGGACGCGATGTGGCGTCGGCGCATCGAATCTCTCGACGCCAACGCCGCCGCGTTGCGGCGATTTTCGCAAATTCAGCAGGAGGTCAACCTCGCCATTGCGCGGGGGTCGATCACCCAGGCCGAAGGAGATGCCTATCTGGCGTCGCGGGATCCGGCCATCGCCGCGAACAATCGTCTGGCCGCCTCGTATCGGCAGGTGCTGGCCCAGATTGACCCGCTGATCGCGGCGCAACAGCGCTATGATGCCGCCCTCGTCGCCCTGCGGGCCGGTGCCACCGCCGCCGGCCGCTCGGCCGCGCAGCTGGCCGCC